CTTGCTCTGTTCTCCTCCCTCTTCGCAACCTACTGTTGGAGTTGGGTACATTACATCCGATAATCCAAACTCTTTTTCTTTGATGCCAAGCACCGATGCCTGAAGCTGGTATAACAAGACATTGGACTTGGAAACCTTCTTTTTCCAAATCAGTTTGCACCTGTCTGAGTACCAAGCCGTTGTTGATGTTAATAATACCTTCAACATTTTCGCCAACAAACCATTTTGGTTTTGTTTCGGCAACAACTCTAATAGTTTCATCCCAGAGGTAACGATCATCGTCTTGTCCTCTTCGTTTTCCTGCAACTGAGAATGGTTGGCATGGGAATCCTCCTGAAACAATGTCGGCTGTGTAGTTTGATCCTTTAACATTTCTTATATCCTCCTCTATTGGTATATTTTTAAAATTTTTCTGCAATACTTTTTGGCAAAATTTATCTTTTTCTACAAATCCTATAGTTTTGATTCGTTTTGTAGCTTCCATTCCTAGCGAAAAACCACCAATTCCGCTAAATAAATCAAGTAATCTAAGCATATTCGCTTGTAGATTATTTAATAACTTAAATCAAGATGTATATTGCTTTTACAATATTTGTTCTATATAAACGAATCAATGCTGATAAAAATAGGTAAGGAATGGAAACATAGAAAGGATGGTGGTTGCTTTTCGGCAGATCATCTTTCTCCCTCACAACTGACAAAACCTACGGATCAATGGTTTTATAACTATTGCGTCTTGTCTGAAGATGAAAGAAAGAAGCTACCACCAAATATGAAAATGATATTTGGAGCTATGATTGGAAGAGCTTTGCAAGATATGGTTGTTCATAAATTAACAATAAAAGAAGTAATGGAAGGGAAGAAAAATGGCTGATGAAGGTTATAACCCAATGCAAAAGACATTGGAAAATTTACAAAGAGAAAACCAACATCTTAAAAGAGATGTGCAAGAAGCTGAGAGAATAAATAATTCACATAAAATTGCTAATGGTAAAATGAATTTACTAATTAACAATCTTCAATTTGAAAACAAAAAATTAAAAAATAAAGTTACAGAGTTGGAGGAGCAAATAAAACAGAAAGGGTCAAATGACAAAGCAAAAATCAACTGAAGAAAAAGAATCTAACAAAGGTTCATTTAAAGATAGATATAAAAAATGTTTATCTGAACTAAAAAAAATACCTACAGTAAACATAAAAGGTAAAAAATATTCTACTGTGGCTGAAAGATTTAAACATTTAAAAGAGTATTTTCCTGAATCTAAAATAGATGAACAGTTATTACATCATGATAGTGATAGAGTAATAGCTAAGACAACATTATACATTGGCGATCAACCTTATGCAGTTGGTCATAGTGAGGAGTTTCGTAACGCATCATTTATAAATAAAACAAGTGCAATAGAAAATGCTTTTACAAGTAGCTTAGGAAGATGTTTAGCTGCCTTTGGATTAGCAGGATCTGAATATGCTAGTGCAGATGAATTAACTGTAGCCTTACTAAGTCAAGGTATGAATGACAAAAAAGTTTCTATCCTGGATAAAATAAAAGTACAAACAACAGAAACAAAGTTGAATAAACTTTATTCAGATTGGAAAACGGAAAATGACACAATAGAAAAGTCATTTAACGACAGACAAAAGACCATACAAACAAACGGAGGACAACATGGCAAATCAAAGTGGTAAAGAAAAGGACTTTGTTCTTTTTGAATACGACCCAACAAATGAGAGAGCTGTTAAGATAGATTTCTCAGGTAATATTAAATTAAATAATGGTGTTAAGGGAACTGTATTAGGTTCTAAGGGTTCATCAAAAGATGGTAACACTAAGTTTATAAAAATTTTTAAACAAGTAGGAGTTTTGTTTAAGGGTGATGATAATAAATTTACAGGAGATATTAACGATGTTGAGGTTGGCGGTAAGAAAGCATTAATTGGTTGGTTAAATGCAGATGCAAAAGTACCAAACATTAGTGGTTATTCTAACGAACCTAAAGAAAAAGGTAGCCAAACTAATAAGATGAACTTCTAATGGATGTTCTTGTCGTTATAATGCACTTATTAAATGGTTCAGTAGTTGAGGCTTCTGTTTCAGCTACTGCTCCAAAAATGCTTTGTCATGATGCTTTTCAAAAAATAGCAAAGTTTGATACAGCTAAGAGCAAAGCATATTACAAAGGAAACACAGTTTTATACTACTACTGCAAGGATTAAAATGGCTGATAATTTAGAAAATATACATAAGATACCAAAACATTTAGAAAGATTATTGAAACAAAAAGAAGAAGAATATGGTTCATTTACAAAAACAAGCTATGTAATGCAAAAAATTATTGAGGGTTATCTATCAGCTTATAATGGATTTGTTGTAAAAGCACCTAAGAATATTTGGGGTATATTAAATATTGATGAAAAGAATTGGAGAAGTATAACTAACAAAAAATATAAGAAAGATACTTATGATGATATTAGTGGTTATGCTGAATGTAATAGAGGATTAGCAATAAATGATACAAAAAAATAGAATACCTATGACACCGGTTATGCTGCGTCTATTGAATTTTATTAAAAAATACTATAAAAAAAACAAATATATGCCAACTTTTCAAGAAATGGCAGAGGGTCTGGACTACAAATCTAAGAACTCAATAACTGTTTTGATAGATAAATTGGCTAACAGAAACGACCTTAAGAAAATTAAAGGTTATAGAAGGAATATAGAATTGAATGACTAAAGTACAAAAAGATACGCTTGCTGAACTGATGGTCAACTTCAGAGAAACTTTTGAGGGTGCTACTGTAGAGGAAGCTACAGAAAAAGCTCATACCTCAAAAAAGCCTAGCGATTCCGCAGAAGTAACAATCACCGATAAGCGGTTTGTTAGGTCTAATATTAAACTGATCGGTGAGGAAACAAATGACAATAGAACCAAAGAAACTCAAGGATCTGGAGTCCAAACAGGAGAGGTTAGTAAGTAGTATGTATAAACATAAAACTTTATACTTAAAAAACAAAGCTAGACTACCTCAAATAGCTGAGAAGATCATGGAGTTGAAACAAAAACAAATAAGAATTAGCACATAAACTAATTCTACAGTTAAAAGTTGCAACAAGGGTTAAAGGGTTCTCTGTCTTAAATGAAAGGAAACAATGTCAAACATTAATTTTGAAGAACAAGAAAAAGAGTTTTATAAAAAACTAGGTATTGCACTTCGTAATGCTAGAAGAGCTGCGTATAAAACTCAAACGGATGTAGGTCAGTCTATAAACGTAACTTTCCAACAAATTCAAAAGTATGAGAAAGCTACTAATTATCCTAAAGAATTTAGAACTAGAAAAATGGTTGAATATTTAGGAAGAGATTATGAAACTTTTTTAAAAGAAAACAATGTTCACACCTATTAGAGAAAAATTAAATAGATTAATACCTGATACAAAAGAGATTGATGCTTATAATCACTTTTCTAATATTGTTGAAAGAATGATAACTAATGGTCATGCTGCACACATGAGCATACCTGGTTATGATAAATGTAAGCCTGAAATAGAAACTTATAAAATATTTGAAAGTATCAATATACCTGTGCATGGTTATGCAGACTTAAAAGGTGAAATGATAATTGAAGATAAATGTAAGTTTCCAAGAAGAGGTAGAGTTAAAAAAGATGGAACAAGAAGTTGGTCAACAACTAAGCTACCAGAAACTATTGAACCTTATCATCTTATGCAAGTTGACTTTTATCATTATGCAACTGAGTTACCTATCTATATTTGTTATATCAATGAAGAGGGTTATAGAGTCTTTAGTGCAGAGAACTGTGAATTACTTACACCTAAAAGCATAGAGAGTAGAAAGAAAGACTTTATCCAAAGATGTAAGGTAAGACAAAACCTTATGAAAATATCAAACGATGCTAATGTATTGAAAGATTATATACAGCCTGACTTTGAACATTATTTTTGGAGAAATGACTTAGATCCTACATATTTAGATAATGCTAAAAAGTTTTGGTCTAGTTAATATTTGGCGGCAATCAATGCTGTAAGCAGTATTCCCCTGATTGTCGCCTAGTATTACCAATCATTAAAAGGAACTGTTCTTCGTTTTAAATATTTATCAAAGCAGCTAGACACACCCTCCGTATGAGTTTCGCAGAATACTTTATGCTCTGCGTTTATAATCCAACCACCTTCGTTTGATGTATGTTCTTTTTTACAGAAATGACAAGAACCCACAACCCTTGAAACATTTTTCTTGCTCCAAGTTCTTTTCTTCATGTTCTTGCGTAATTAGGTCTTTTCCCTTTCCTTGCTCTTCTTTCAGCTTTCTTTTTTCTTGATACGGCTGCTCTCCTCTGTCCTGATGACATTGATCTTGCTTTAGCTAACGGCACACATTTAGGATAATTTTTTCTTTTTTCACCTTTTGATCTACCACATTTTGGAAAAGAGCCATCAGATCGTCTATTAGCTATATCAACCCAATTAGCTCTTACCCATGATCGTAAACCTTTTGACATTATCTTCTCTTCTTGTTTTTCTTTTTCTTTTTACGACCACCTGGCACTATTTTACCAGAACAAACAGCAGAAGCATACATATTTGCATAAGCGGAAGGATATACTTTAAATTTTCTCTTCGCTGCTGCCTTACCTCTTGCACAAAGTTTAGCCATTATTATCTTCCAACTTTCTTCATAGCCATTTTATGTGCTTGTCCGAAAGTTTTACCTTTTCTCATAGCTTTTCTCATCATAGTCATGTGTTTTGTTGTATGATGTTTTTTATGTCTTTTTAAAGTTTCTTTTTGTCTTTTAGTTAATTGTTTCATTTTTTCTTTCTTTTTTTCTTTAACATAGCAAAGTCTGCACCAGTTATTTTATCAAAGGGTGCTGCCATTCTTGCTATCTTCATTTGTTTTTTACTATACTTTTTGTTTTTACCTTTTGGCATTTATCCTCCTAAGTTAGTTCCCACCGACTCTCCCAGCTTAACATATAAGCTACACCTAGTATTTTTTCTTTTTCTTATTCTTCTTTTTTTTCTTTTTTTTCATTATTTTTTTTCCGTACATTTTATCTCCTTCCTTTAACAGTTCCACTTACGCAGAGCTTTGTTAATTCTTGAATTTGGATCATTTGCTGTCTTAGCAGAAGTTAATCGTTTCTTCATACCTTTCATTCTAGCACAGAAAGATTTTCTTCGTTTATAAGCACTAGATCCTTTTTTTAACTTACTTGGTTTAGTTGTTACTGGTGCTTTTAAATTACCACCTGTTCTTCTATTATAACTAGCTCTTCCTCTAGCATTTAATCCACCAGATTTAGATTTGCCTTCTTTTCTTTGCCATGCAGCCGTTCTAGCCATATTATTCCCAAGTCTTATAACCTTCTTTATCTTTTATCAAAGATTGCTTTCTATTGCTACCATCTCTTTTATAAGCTACATGAATCCAACCACTATCAGCTACACCTTCTTCATAGTATTCGCTTATAAGTTGGTCAAAGTCAAAGTTGTTTTTGATATGTGCAGCAACTTGTTTGTTATCAAATCCTGGTATTTCAAAATCAACTGCCATACCTTGACAATGGGCTGATCTTGATGATGAACCTATAGCCTCTGATAATTTTTCTGATCTAAAACCTGAGCTGACCATTATGGGTCTTGATTCATAATACTCTCTTAGTGGTTCTAATATGTTTTCACATAATGCTTTTAGGTTTTCTATTTGTTCTTCGTTTGGTGTGTTATCTAAGCCAAGCCTAGTTGCTGTGCCTGATTTAGTCATTTCTTTTAGACTAAAGTGTTTTGATAGTTGTGTCATAGTTATGCTCCATGTGGTAAAGTGTTTTTATCATAATAGCAGTTAAACTTAACTACTATTTCATGCTTTATAATATCATCTTTACCAATTTCTTCAGTTTTTTCAATAGCTTCTGTATATCCACCTAATAAACAATTATATAAATTATCATAATGTCTAAGAAAATGAGGTGGCATACAATCACCTGCTATTTGACTACACATTATCATTACTAAAGCTACTTTCATGGATGTTTCAATAATTGTTCATTTGTTTGTTTCAAGTCTTTTAACTTATTTTCAAGTTCTTTTACTTGTTTATTTGCTTTTTCTAAATCGTCATTAGCATATTCTAGCTTTTGCAAACACCTTTTATTTGCAGAATCTTTACTTTTATTCTGATCTTCAAGTTCGTCAACTTGTTGTTTAAGTATTCGTACTTGATCCTTATACTCATTAATAATCTCTCTACTTGTGTCAGACATAAGTTTTGATTTTATTTATTTTTTTTTGAAAGTAGATACACCCTTTATACCTAGTATCGTACTAAAAGCTCCCACTACTAAAGCCTGATAGAACATCGGAAGGTTAGAAAATTTGTCAAAAAAAATATCTATCTTTGCCTGTATGTCAGGGTCATCACTAAAAACAGACCAAGCCAAAAGTAGTAGAGGAATTGATATGAGGATGAGGCAAAATTCATCCTTTAAGTCACCTCTATGAGAATCAATTACTGCTTTTTTATATTCAACTTCACCATTAGCCATCTTTTCAGCTAACTTAAGTTCAGCTACTGATTCTAATTCTTTTGTTTTTCTTCTGTTGGCAGCAATAGACATACCTGTCTTAATCATACCTGGAACTAATTTAGCTGCAATATTTAACCACATAGTCTATTTATAAAAGTCTTTGAATAACCATTCAACATATTTTTTCCATAGTTTTTTTATGTATTTCATAGTTTTCTCCCTGTTGGTTGCACTTGAAACTGGTTTTACCTCAGTCAATAATGGTAAATATGATTGAGGTGGGTTGGGTTGTGCAGGAGATGGTCTATGCCAGTTAGTCATCTTTTGAAATCCTTATAATTTTTCCGTCTTTTACTTCTGCTTTTACTTTACTACAAACATAGCTTACTCTTGCACCACTATTTCTAGCTGCAATTCTTTTTTTTTCTAAACATTTAGATACGTTAGGCATAAGTGTATGTTCTTTCAATACAGCAGGTTCACCTAAAAACATTAACAAAGCAATTACTGTAGTCATAAAACTTTACCTTTATTTACACCTTCTTTGATAACATATTTTTGTGTTCCATTTGCTCCTATCTCAACTTCTTTTTTGAGGTGTTTTATATAACTCATCTGTTTAGTTTTTTTTTCCATATCAGAAATATATGTTAAAACTTTTTTTGTTATTCTGTTCATTAATGATTACCATTTATTTTCTTTTGCAACATATCTACTTGTTCTTTTATGTGATCTATGTTTACTTTGTTATATCTACTAGCTTCTATTTCTTTTTCTATGCTTTCTATTTGAGTAGCAAGGTGTTCAATAAGCATATACATTTCTAAATTCTTTGGTTCTTGTTCTGCCTTTTTTAGAAGATCAGCTTGAAATAATGTATCTGCTGTTTCTAATTTATTTAATCTTTCTTCAACACCAAAGTAAGCCCAAACACCAAGAGCTACAGCACCTATGATTGCTACTAAGTTTCTTATGGGTAAAGATATATTTGTGTTATCGTTAATCTTCATAGTTAATCATCAAAAGTCTTATACCTAATCTCTTTTGCTCCTTAGTGGTTGTCCTATGTATTTTATAAGAACCTTTAGGTTTATTTTTCAAAATCTTACCTTTAGCTCTTTTGCGATATGTAATTGTTTTAATATCCAAAAGCTGTATTTTACCATTTTTGTCAACAATCACAATATCAAAAGGACAAGCAGGATCACAGCTCTTTGCA